CTGTGAAATTACATAGATGTTAGCATCCGCCCACAAATCACCATCAACTTGCGTTTCTATAATTACATCTACTTCATTATCAGCTGTTACACCTGTTACTGTAACCGTTTGTTCATCTGCAACCCAACTGGCTGCTGGAATAGTTAAACTTGAGACTATTGGTTTGTCCTGCTTCGCTGCCAAATCATCAACCAACCCAGTAACAGCACTCTGAGGATGAGCATCCTCTGCATCCCTGTCTGTCGTTTCATTGTGAACAGTCACACCACCGCCGCCACCGCCTATCTGTACGTATGCCTCGGAAACAATATCCCAAAGATATTGGGATTGCTCGCCTTTATCAACGTATAAGACGTTTGACTGCCCGACATCTGGGAAAGGGTCTGAGGAATCCGTAATTCCTACATGAAATTCTATATCACCTAAATTCATAATTACAATGTTTGTATCATCCGTTCTGTGGATGATAAAGTTCATTACTATTCTTACACGGTCTTTTTCATCATAATCCAGTACCGCAGGGCCTGAATTTAACCGTACCAATTTATAATAGGTTCCGTTAATAAGCCCCGGTATCTTGTTGTGTAACCAACGTTTCAAATTCGTTGCCATCACAAAGGCATCTTCATAATTACTTCTAATCCTAATTTGAATAGAATCATACATGTAATCACTGCCAGAATAGGTAGAGGAGGGACTTGCGGAACTTGTATCGAATAACGTAATGACGGTAGATGCCGGGATTTCCGCAGGCTCCCTTCCGATGAAAAGATTCTGCGCAAATACCATCTCCCCCTCACTCTGAAACTCAATTAATTGCGATATGTCATAGGATACACTATTCATATTATCTTACCTTTGTGTTTTCCATAATTATTTTCAAAATCTGCTGTTTATTTCTGTATAGAGCGGACTCAAAGAATTTGGGCCCACTACCAGCCCGATTATAAGAAATCTTACTATCCATTACCTCGTGTACGATTTCAGCGTAACTGGCTGAAAAACCTAAAATGATAACCGGATTAACCGTAGATTTTGTGATATTATTTGCAACCGAGATTGCCTGGGAATGAAGTGCTTTTTCGTTCCCAGCACCTTTCCCCTTAAATTGTCCTGAGTTTGCTATATTTCCATTTCCTATGACACTGAACCAACTGGCACGTAAGTTTCCAGTATCCAAAGGAATCTTCGGCGAGGTAGCCTCCATATCCCTTCTAATCAAAATTGACGCTTCAATAAGACCTTTCTTACTACCGCCTTTTATTTTGGCGAAAGCTGTATTTAGACCTTGCGTCACATCCTGTATTCCTTTTAATCGTGCCTTTTTGCGTGCCATATCATCTATACATAAATTGTTCTTACAAATTCATCTGTCTTGCGTACCATAGGAGTTTTCACAAATCTTATAATCTTATATGCCCCTTCAATTGTGGTTGGGTTGGTTTCTCCACTATCTAAATCATTTAACGTGCCTAACATTAGGTAACCCCCGACCTGTAAATCCTGTGTCACCAAAACCTTTGCATGTGAATCCTTCGCCTGTCCGGGGGCTTGCTGATTGCTTATCGCTTTCAAAGTTAAATCCCCATCCCATCTACAACTAATTTCTACAGGATTGGTAAAAGTCTTTTGCCCAAAACCATCAGGAATTGGTGCCCCCCAGTAGACCGCCGTCTGTACTGTAAATTTCGCAACCGTGGCTTCAATTCCCATTTTTTAATTCTCCATTTGTTTAGGCACTGCATGAAATTTGATAGGCTTACTGCCTAATGCTTTCATTTTCCCTGACGTATCTAACGTTACTACCATTTGTCCATAAGGTGTCGCATTCAAACCAACACCAGCCTCGCCTATGTATGTAATAGACGCCCCTCCAGCACCTTCCGTTTTCGCCATCCGTTCTCGTGTGATCGCGATATTATGAGCCGTTAGCCACCTTTCAATTTCCGCCAATAATTCGGAGGGTAATGCCGATGCCCCTAATACCTGAGTTACCAGTAAATTTGCCCCCTTGATATAACTATCTACAATGGCATCCTCTAATGATGTTTCAATTATCTGCTTAACCTCGACTGCCGTAGTTCGTCCCATTATTTAAGTCCTTTTTTTCTTGTTTTCCATAATTTTGGTTCAATGAAATTAACAATTTCCGGGTTCCATTCTAAGCCTAACCAAGGCAATACTTCATACATTTCACTGTAATCTCCTAAGAGCAATTTTTCTGGTCGTATTACCCGTACATTTAATTCCTCATCTGCTAACATGGAATCAAATTGCTTCAAGTGCTGATCAACCCACCATCTCCAACCTGCCCGTTCTGAGGTTACCCCGACTTTTCTTTGATTATGAGAATTTGCGAAAGCGGTCATAAATCCCGTTTTCATACATGAAGAGACAATTTCTTCCGTGTCCCGTCGTACGATTAACCATTTCGCATCTGGATATGCTTCTTTCCACAATTTCCACATCAGGCACATTTTAGCACCTTTGTAATACCATTCGCCACTGCCATCGTACCCTTGGTGGATAATATTTATTTCGATTCTTTCCTTCCAATCACAAGGTAATGGTGTGTGATCAATTTCTGGGAGAGGAAATTGGCATTTTGAATCTACTTCTAACCCCCTTAGATAAGGCTTTACAACGTTGTTCCGAATGTATATATTTTCAAACATCCCTTTGGCGTTATTCTTGTTTGGAGGACTGGTAATTCCCCCGAAGGCTCCTGCCAATTCAATACACCCGGCAACCATACTGGTTCCGCTCCGTGCTGCGCCTGTGATTAAAATAGGTTGTTTCATTTTAATCAAAATCTTTATATAATTTTCCTATAATACTTTCATTGGGTAAATTGTGAGGCCTGGGTTGTCCGTGAAATATCACTATATCAACGTCCTCTAAACCCTTTTGCAGTGTCAAAAGATGTACCTTATATGAAGCGATTTTAAGCCCCTTATCTTCGAGGTAACACAATTGCGCCTTTTCCCGTCTTAATTTCTCCGCCGTCCAGTTTTGTTCTAAGTCATATTTTCTATACGCAATTCTGTTATTGTAATTTGTATAAATTTTCCGCCAATCACCTTTCCACAATGTGACTCCATTCGCCCATTTCTTAGACGCCTTAAATGCGTGCATCCCATACACTTCGTTTGGTTGCACTTCTATTTTCCACAACCAATTCAAATTTTCACGAAACAAGATATCCAAACCTGTGGCAATAACATGCCCAGTTTCCCGGGTAACCTCTTGCATATTCCACCGCCCTTCTAAATCTCCTATCAAAGGTTTTTCAATTACCCCTGGGTAATTGATCGGGACATCCGTATAACAGATAAATTCATCCATTTGTGAAAGATATTTCGCACATTGATGAAATAAATTTATCACCTGTTTTGGCTGATAGTCACCCCCTGATTTTAGTACACAAACAAATTTCTTAATCATAACTCAATGCCTCTTTTACTGTCATCTTTCTAAACACGTTAATCGTGCTATTTGGTGATACATTAATTACCTCAACACCTAATTTTCTTGATGCGCTTGCTATTGCGGCAAATCCGGTAGATTGTCTCTTAAATGGAAGGTCTTTACTTGTTACTTTTACTCCAGATTTACCGGGTAAGGTGTACTCATTATGAAAATGCTGAAATCCTTCCTCGCTCAAATCCATATCAAACCCTAATAGAAAAATTCTTTTGACGCCTAAATGAATGGCAAAATTAATCGCCGCAGCGCCGGAGTTTCCGTGCCATAATATGCTGTCTGGGCTATTACTCAATCCTTGTTCTCTTGATCGGGAATAATATTTAATATTTTCCGCACGAAACTCATTACCTCGAAAACGTTTGTGACAGCTGACTTTAATTCCCTTAAACGCCGCAATTTCCTTTCTAAAACCTTCGAAGAATTTAAAATCTCCGAAAAACAAAATATCAACCCAATCACCTAACTTGAATGCCACATTGACACCTATTACGTGTTTGTCATGTAAGGCGGAAAGATAAGGACTAAAACAAGACACATCTTTCTCCTTGTTTCTTACCTCGTCAATGATATCAGAAGGGATAGCAAACTGCTCTAACACACTCGCACCGCCTCCAATTAACCAAACGTCTGCTTTCGTCCATATCTTAGGTAATACCCGCATCCTCTTACTCCTCTAACAATTCAGCTATATAGGCATCTGCGTTCTTGCTATGCATCTTACCTTCACTTACTTGTGTTCCGGCCGTATTTTTAACGACAAACCAACCTGGGCTCACTTGCTCTTTGTGAAATTCAATTACAGTATCCCCCGTATCCTGCTCCTGTGGGTGTAAGTTTAAGTCTTTGACTTTTTTCCCGGAGCTTAGAAGGAAAGCCCATTCCTCTGCTTGTTCGGCGGAAGCCGGCTCAGATAACACCTTCTCATTCTCATCTATTACAACAAATCCCTCATCGGTTTCTTTTGTTGAGTATTTGAACGAATTAACGTCTTTAGGCTTATCCTGTTTCTGTTTTGGGATATCATTCCCCTGTACCTCTTTGACTGCCATAAGAGCTGACTTAGATAATACTTCAGGATGCTCCCAAAATAATTGATTTGGTTTAATCCTTCTACCATCGGCAAGCCTAAGACTTCCTCCACCAATCTTACAAAATTGTTTCATACCTTTTTCTATTTCTACGTGTGCATTTCTTTTCATGATTAGAATTCCCCTTTCTTTACTTGTTTTTCTTTTGTGTGTGCTATTTTATTACGATTTTAGTATGTATATGTGTCTAAAAAATAAACTCGCTTAAACCCACCTTAAAATGTGTGATTAACATCTAAGCGATTTAGTTTATGCACTTAATACAACAATTCCCGTACGACCGTTGTCATCGGAACGCAATTGCGGAACCTGAATAGTCATAACTTTGTAGTTATTCACCATGTTACCCTCAGAACTCCACTGAACGTTCTGCATAGTCATTCCATTCACCAAACGTACGGTATCCGTACTCATTTGAACCATTACGACCTTGTCATCTGGTAGTCTGTCAACAGTTTTGACACCGTCAATTCCTTGAATTTTCAAAATGCGCTCACGTAAGGTAGTTCCCGGAGTAGTACTATCATAATCCTCATCTAATACGGTTTCGTAATTAGATGGAATGTACAGCATCCAAGGTCCATACTGGTAATTGGAAAGCATTTCCTGCTTCATTTTCATCACATCTTCAAGAATCTGGGTGGCAGTCTTCGCAGATGCATCCCATTCCGAGGTTAATGTGACATCATTTTTGTCCGGATAATTCAGGTACGAATAAATCGCACCACCACCGAATTTGTAAGAAGTATCCGTAAACAGCATATCTTCCAACTTCTGTGATACTTTACGTGCCGCACGTTCTGCCTGACTTGTGTCTAAGGCGTTTCCTAGTTTCCGACTTGATGCCAATGTTCGGGCATTGATCTGGTAATCAACGTGGATAATAGGAATTGGTGTGTACGTTGTGTCAAACGTTACTCTGTCATTCTTACTGCGGGTTTTAGCATCCATAGTCAATTCCGCCTCTAAGGCATCACTCATTGTGTGATTTTCCAAAACAGTGGTAGCAAAAGCATTTCCAAGATTATACACAAGCCCATGTGTTCTCAAATCGTCAATACCTACTAAACGTTGTTCGGCAACCCGTAACACAGCGTCATCAAGGTGTTTCCATTCATCTCTACGAAGCGTGGCATCCCCATTAATTTGGATTACTCCATAACTCTTAGGGTTTGCAGGGTTTCCACCATTAAAAATTGTGGCATAAGCTCCTAAAACACCTTGTTTATTCTCAGCAAGGTAAGGTCTCATCATCCCTACATTCAAACCGTCTAAGGCAGCGTGATTCGCTAAATCGCCTTTGGTTTGTCCTTTTCCAACTAAATCTACATTTACATTCATATCTTTATCTCCTTTCTTCCTGTATAACAGGGATTAAACGAATTTCACTTGAATTCTTTTGTTATAACCGAGAGCACCACTTGATTCTGCTCCTGAACTATCGCTCAAATCCACGGCTTCCAAAGCCATACCAACAATCTGATTGGTATAAATAGTGGTAAGATTCTCTGCAGAATCTGCTCCAAGACTTTCTGTATCTGGAACGTGTTTTACCAACGTACCATCCCCAGCACTTTCTAAGAAATCGCCAATTACGACACTCTCGCCATCCGCAAGAATTAAATTAGCTTCTTCACCTCGTTGAGGTATCCAGCATTGCACTTGATCATCGGCAGCGTAGGCGGTATCAATTCCGTTACCTTGTAACTCATCTTCTGTGGCTACAATAGGTAATAAATTGGTGCCGGCACCATCATGAGCCTTTACCTCTCCTGAAGTGTCTAATGTTACCATCATACCCGGGGTGATTGCTCCTGCGGCACAATACTCCTCAAATATATTGAGGTAATTTTTCAAAATAATTGTGTTTTTTGCCATCTTACTTTTCCTCCTTAATTTCTACTCCAGCAGGTAACATTGGTTCTGGTGTGCCTGCTTCATTGGTTTGTACTTTTGTTCTTTCTGTCCCAGCACCCTGTCCGCTGTAATCTACAAGGGAACCATCTTCCTGTACCTTAACAGTTTTCTCAAGTTTGTCAAGCATGGAATCTGACATAGCGGATAATTCTTCCTTGCCCCAAATCCCTTCCTCAGAATTTGTAATAATTTTCTCGATTTTAACATTCCTAGATTCTTCCAAAATCTGAAGACCTGAGGCGACATTTGCCTGCAAAGTTTCTGGAAATAATTTGATTAATTTATCAGCGTCATACTTGCTGATAAAATCTTTTACGTCTTTCTCCGAGACGTTCACTTGTGGTGCCTTTGGGAACATGCGTTCCAGTCTATCGGATTCCACACCATTTAACCAATCTCTGTCTGACTCTTGATATGAAGTCAATTCATGATTGATTAACTCTGTCACCTTCTCAGGGCAACAAGGTTTTTTTGTTTCACTCATTTTTGTTTCTCCTTTTTCGTTAATTTGTATATATGTGATTTCTTTCTTTACTTTTACACGCTCTCCAACCAGCTCTATTTCACCCGCTGGTGTAATGGTGTATGTTTGTTTGTAATAGGTATCATAACCAGCTCTATTAAGCCGTGCAATCAAATACTCAGGATACAATTCATCTAAGAAATACATACCCTCAGGACCATCTAAGCGGTCTAACATACGTTGTATTATTTCCCGTAAGGCAAGATAGCCTATTTCATTAAATTGTAACTCTTTTGGTTCTGGGAATGCTTGTTTATTAACGGAAAGCATTTTCTCCATATTTTCATTTGTATATCTCATATCATTATCATTTTTATTTACACGAATACCACAACCATCTTCCCAACTGCAAGCCCCTTGCTGTCCGGGTAACAATGCTAAATGATCGGGCCTATAATTCGTTGCCGTTGCAATGTACGATTCTCCTTCCCATTCACCTTGCCCAGCCACGTCATCACTAAACACGCCTACACTAACATCTAAGGGGGATTGATTTTTTATTGCTATAAGTGCGCTTGCCGAAATTATATCTATAGCGGCTTCATCTATATACGCCTCTGCCTTTAATGCCTGCCCGTCCATGTGGGAATTAAAAATAGTACCAACGGAAAACTGTTCTAATATCTCAGGTGAATTGGCAGATACAAATTGCCCATCGACTTTTGGATGCTGTATTGTTACCGGTATCCCATTCCAGCACTCTACATACTTAGATAACTCTTCTGTCGTATGCCTAACAGCGCCTTGACTGCCTGTATGTACGCCATTCCTCATCATCACGACAGGTACAACTATATATTTCACACCTCTAACTGTCGCCTGCCGAATAGTGTATCCGGTGAGATTTGTCTGCAATTTTTCTATTTGATTTATCATTCTTTATTCCTCTTTCGTTATTGTAATGGGTTACCCGTCATATCGAATTGGCTAGGTAATACCGTTGACTTGCCGGGGTTAAATGGTAACGCCAAGCACCTGCATGAGGGGTGGACGGGTATCATACCCTCTACTTGATCTAATGTATGTATAGTTCCTTCAAGGCTCTGACAAGCATCACAAACCCTACTATCACCTGCCGTTCTCCATTCTGCCTGTACATTTACGCCTTCAACACCGTAATTTCGGTATTCCTGTATGGTACCTAAATGATGCGCCCTAACAACTTCCGTTCTTGCAAGCATCTGGGCTCTGCGCTTCCCGGGTATAAATCTACCTAAGGTATCGGTGATTCCTAAAGTTTCACCTCTGCCTGTGATAATTTTATTTAGTTTCCTCGCCAACAAACGAGGATTATCACCGTTTATCATTCCCTCACTTAATACCCGACTAATCTGGGTATCCATGGCATCTGTAATTCCTTTTAAATCGTTAAATGCTCTGGTATATAATGTTCCTACTCTATCTAAATTAACAGGGGTATTAAATGAAACATCTATTCCACCTGTTTCCTCTATTGAAGGAATCCCGGAAAATCCTGCATGTTTTAATTCAATTCTACCTCTCTGTAAACCCCTCTGATAACTGTCTGCGATATATAAGTTTGTCCAAGCTGCATCAATTGATGATCCTACTGTATTAATATTAGTTACTTGTAGAATTTCATTCCACATCTGCACCCTTATCCATTCCATGAAAGCGGCTATCTTCTGGCTTTTACGAGGGAAATTAAATGCCCCCGGATTAGGCAGTTCGTTTGCTTGTATATCCATCAAACCAAATACATCTCTCTCTACAATAGCCTGACGCATTAACCGCGCCACTTTATCGAAGCGTTTGTTCATAGCACGTTCAAACGCTCGCCTAAGTGTAAGAGTACGGGTAGGATCGTAACTATTCGCTCCGTAAGCTGTCATTGACTTATATGTAGTACAAACTTCACACATTATTCGTTTGTTTTATTCGTTTGTCGTATCTCTTTTTCAAGTTCTTCCTCTTCTTCCGTAAATCCCTCGTTTTCCTCCGTTTGTCGCACTTCTTCCATCTGGCTTAGTATAACAGTTATCTCGTTCTCTTCAAGCCCTAAAAACCACTTGAAAAAGCCTTCTACCGATACAATAGAAGAGGCAAGGGCATTGGAAGTATATTCTTTCAATGCCTGCGCTCTAATTCTACCCACTTCGGCTCTGTCTTTATCAGATAGGGAGAATAAATCAGCCCATATAATTTCATACTCATTATCTTCCAGTACTCCTGCATTCATTAAACACACAACAAACGGATTGATAATATGATTTTCAGCATGCTCCGTCCTTCTGCTCACAATGTATTCTTTCCAGTTCGAAGCGTCTTGAGAGGATGCTAATTCAGCTGATTCACTTCCTGTTAGCAGTCGTTTAGGTATATTCGTGGCTGCTGATATCATCATTAATTGGATATCTACATGCGATTTCGGGTCTGATACCTGTTGTGCTAATTCTTTTAATGACATTCCCTGTACCGCTATAATCCTACGCAAGCCATTTTCATACTCGTCCATCTGCTCTTTCAATGTCTCTTCCGTATCCGCATCTAATTGATAATCGGCATCGACAATGCTCTGATAACCAGGTCTCGCACCTCGCCAAAACATTTCTGCACTCGCACCCACTAATTTCTCCAAATCCATTAATCTGTTAAATACGGCTTCTAACCTCGGGGTACCAAATAGTTCGGATTCAAACGGATCCTCTACAATGTGTACTATTCTCGTATAATGAACAATCAATGTCTGTGCGGTTGTATTTCCTTCCGAGATTTCTACCGCATATAACAAAGGCATCATATACCGAGGAGATGCGGGGTTTGTATCATACGTTGTGATTGCGACATTATTCTGCCCAATCGGTTTGATATATAGAATTTCTTTGGCATTGGTTACCGGTTCTGCTTGCTGGGCTCTTAATTTCACATCATTAAAACCAACAAATAATACGGCAAATTCTCCTAGACTGGACAATCTATCTACCCGGCGGAATATCTCTTCTATTTTTAATCGCTTAGAAAGTTCCCTAAACACCTCCGCAAATTGGGAATCATCTTCCCCTTCTTCCGTGATAGCAAAGGAGCCTTTCCATGTCATCTGTACGGGGCGGTCAATGATGGCCTTCGCTATATCTTGTCTCGTGTAATACGCAAAATAATCTGAAAAAGATAATTGTTCCTTATACCCCAAAACCTTATAAATGTCACGTTCACCACCGTATGACTTTCCTGTCAAACGAGCAATGTTCATTCTATTTATCAATTCTCTCGTATATGCTTTAAATCCCATATTTTATTTTCCTATCTTAACCGTTTTCTTTCCATTTAACTTAGCATAACCGGCACCTGCAGCATCTACCTGATCCTTATACGTAGAATTTGGGAACAATCTCATCTCCTGTGTAAAAGTAGTGTTCCAAGGTGCGCGAATTAAATAAACATCGCCTAAATTAACACGTACAGAAAACGGGTCTGCTCTATATATTTTATCTCCCGAAGGTCTTTCCGCTTTACACACAAAACCATCTAACATTCTTATTGTCTGTTCTGCACTTTCTTTTCCACCACTTCCCGGTTCCTGCTCAACCCAAATCTCCACATCTCTTCCATCGGCTTCCGCTGTGGCTTTAATTACCTGCTCTCGCTCCTGTGAAGCCCATTGCCCCCGTTTAATATCTAAGACAATGTATTTGCCTGCTGAGGTTTTAGCTATCTTTATTCCGGCTGTAAATGCCCCACCATCTTTTGTTCCAGCCTTATCCCAATAACGAACAATTGATGTAATTGTACCGGCGGATGAAATAGTATCAACGATGTTTATCATATCAACTTTGAACATTCCACCTTCAGGAGGTGCGGGATCCTGTCCCATTTGTCCGGCGTACCCATATTGCCCTAAATCAATTAAGGAATCTAATAACACTTGTCTAGGCATTCTATTTTTATCGAATAATCCGTCTTTATAATACTTTCGATATTTGAATGGCCTCACCTTATACTCATATGGACCTAATTCCGCAGGAAAACAAAGATGTTTAAGTTTCTTTCCTTGCTCTTCTTTTAGTTTCAATAGATAACCTGCTGGGTCATCTGGATGTAGCCTTTGCATCACACAAATACCAGCGGTTGTTTCTTTATTAATTTTTCTTAAGGAAAGTGTCTGCGACATCCAATGTATTGCCGTATCCCTTTTCACCTTACTAATAGCATCTTGCGCAGACAAAGGATCATCCACTACCCAAATATGACAATGCATCCCTGTTAAGGTTGCACCTACCGATGTTGAAAACCGAGCACCACCCACTAACTGCTTAACTCTCTTGCCCTTACCATAACGAACGAATTTTATAACTCTAAAATTCGACTTCTGGTCTTTATCCGTCTTAATACCTAATTCTGGATATAACGTTTGATACCTATCACTCTTAATCAAATCCCTACATACTTCAGCTGATTCTAACGCTAAGGTACTACTATAAGAAGCCGTAATGAATTTCAACCAATACCATCTGCTCCAACACCATGCCGGAAATAGAATCCCTGTGATTGTCGTCTTACTTGTACCAGGAGGAACATTCAATAAAATATCATGCTCTAATACCAATCCTTTTGATACCCTCTCTGCTAATCTCTGTAATTCTTTACAGATAATTTCTATATGCCAATTATCTATGAGTACCTCGGTTGATATTTCTTGCCAAAAATACTTCACAAATTCATAGAATGATCTATTATTAATTTCTTGTTGTAATAAGGTAGGATTAGAGATTAGTTTTCTCATCTCTTTCGGTAACTGCGATATGTTAATTAAATCGCTCAATTCTTATTACTATTTACAACGATTTCCGGAAATAGGGTCTTAGCCGCCTTCAATTGTTCTAAAGTAAAATGCTCTGTGTTCACCTTAGGTTGTATTACTAATTCTTTTCCATCTTTTCCTGTCAATTCTATATTCTGTCTATTTGACCAGGCGTTGGTTAAATGACGAGTTCTATTGTGTAGAATGAAAATTGCCGCTCCGGTATCTGGTGGGAAATGTTTTACTGTTTCTACAACCAAGGGTTTCGTATATTCACGCAATAGATGACCTTGCTCATCGTACTCCTTCACATTCTGTGTTAAGATTTTTGTTTCTGGAACACTGCACCCGGTGGCTCTTCTATATACCGCGTCTATTACCTTAGCCGTTGATTGCAGTCTTCCGCTGTCTAAGGCTTCGGCAAATTGTGGGTAATCGGCTAACCAGTTATAAATAGTCTGTTCTACTACACCGAAGGCATCACATATCTCCGTATTCGTCAATCCTAACCTACCAAGATTCTTAACGTACAGAAGACCGTCAGGCATTACCAACCATTTTGGTTTAGGACCTGTACGGTTTCCATTTCTTTTCTCTCCTGGAGGTTTCATTCTTTGCATTATCCCATCTATATTTGGAGGAAAATACAAAAAGTATGAAATGTATAAAAATAAAATAAATAAGGGGTTGGAAATAATAGTGTTTAATGCGTTGAAAATAAAGAAAATAGAGCTTTAAAAATTAGGCACTATTTTAATTAAAACAAAGTTGGTGGAATTGGTTTATCCCAATCTGAAACTTTCAATTTTGATACTTGCCCCCCGTACGGGCACCTTCTCCCTGCAAGGAGATAAAAATCTCATTCACTCGTAATTTATAATTCTTATCCATAATAGGTTGCGGTTGTATTAGGGGTTTCTTTGACTGTGACAGAATATAGATCATTGGTGTTTAATAGTGCCTTGAAGGCAGAAAAGAAGAAAGCTGCCATCTTCTCCGCCGTAGCAGGAAAATGAAATACCTCATTTAACATAGTATGATCAACCGTTTTATCGAGCCACTCCTTAATAGGTTTAAGCCTATGGTAATCTAAAACCATCGCATCTTTATCTAATCTGTGTGTACGTAGGCAAACAATCACCTCGTAATTGTGGCCATGTGTCTTAGTACAAGGGTGCCCCGCTTCCAAATGACTTAATTTGTGTGCTGCTGCAAACTCAAACTTCTTCGTAATTTCATACATAATTTATCCTTTTTATTTATTTAAATTAATATTATCACTTTGTTATATGCAAGGCTAAGGTCGTAGTTTAATATCCTTTACTATTAATGTATTGCAATCTGCATTTTCTTTCCAATCTCCATCTTCTTTCGTGTTGTAAATGCGAAGATTATCGTTCTTATCTACAACTAATGTTATCGCGAAATAAGCATCTTTTACATCTTTACCTCCGTATTTATCTTCGCTTTCTTCTACTGTTAATTCTAATTTTTTTAACATAATTTTCTCTTTTATTTATTTTACAGATTCATTGAATTTTTGGAAAATCGTAACGTATTTACTTATGACATGTGATTTAATGATTTTTAATCCACTACTTCTTCAAAGACTTGATATCCTTTTCGGGAAAGTTCAGTTGTTCCATTTTTATAAAAAGGAACTCTTTTAATTACCCATTTCCTATCAGGAAATTCTTTTTGTATTTCTTTCAAATGTTTTTCTGTTGTTTCCCTTTTCATACTGGCAGAAAAATCTATATCTATAAAAAGAATTTTATCGGAGCCCCTCATTATAGGACGTACATTACTATCATATTTAACTTTCTTTTCCCGGCTCATAATTTCATCATTTTAATCAAAGTCCCTGTTAATTTAGCGGTATGGTAAACCTGCAAGGCATCACAAATAGCCTCTTTCTTATATTTCGGCTCTCCCCCTATGGGTATATTATACAACACCTGCATTTTTTCAATCGTTTCCCCCTTTGTTGCTGCTCGCTTACCTAATGTAGCCACTTTGCAATCCCCCTCACTATACCATTCAATGGGTAATTCAAGAATATCAGCATACGTCTGTATCATTCCTAAGACAATTCCTATCATTTTGGCAGCATTGGCATTTTGACTTCCACTTGGTTGTTCACTTACAATAGCCTTGACATTCCAACGTTTCATTACTGGTAGCAATTCCCCATTTAATTGATTTATTCTGCGATTAGTATCATCCCCTTTACGGATTTTCAATTTCTTTGCTAATGGTTCCGTTTTGATACAACCCGTAGCAAGAATTTCTCCCTGTCTACTCATTACTACCCACCCCCAACCTGTAAACGAAGGATCAAATGAAATTAATGTGGCTTCTTGTGATTTCTTAAGTCGTTCCATATTAAATTTTGTTATATTAATTTCTACTTAACGTTTTTTCTTATTTCTGTCAGATTGAAATTTCTTTTCAATACTTTCCCAAAGGGTAATGACTTCCTGTTTTAATTCTTCCCCCAAACCCTTTTCCTCTATTATATTAATAGCCTTTTCTATACTCTTATCTAAAGAATCTCCGCCAAATTCATAGGTACTGGCACCTGTGTACGTTTTGAGAAATTGTAAGTTCTCCCGGATATCGTCAATTCCATAATCAAAAATGATAGAGACGGGTGCTGTTCGGTATGGTGCATCTACGGTATTCTTATAGACTTCTATCTGTGTTTGCACACCATATACTCGATGAATTTCCTTACCATGAATTTTTACAACCCGTTTCAATTTCTTAGGGTTAAGTGCTCGAAGACGGACGGAGGAATAAAAGCCAATAGCATGTCCTCCGGGACTTGTGTGTTTCTGCCCATATGGTCCTGCATCTGTATTTTCCCGAATCTGGTTACTGCAAACCATCAGAATATTATTTTCGTGCAGGATTCTCGCATTTTTCCGAAAACCCTCACTAAATTCCTTAGCACGCCTCATACCCATTTTATCTCCATCGGCATTCTCCATTTCCATATCGGTAGATAATGCAGCTAAAGAATCAGTCATACAGCCATTAATCTTACCGGAGCCTTTGAATTTATTTATATCCGTGAAAACCTCGGTAACTGTATTAGGCGTGCCATAATCTAAGGAATCAAAATCTACATCAAAAATGCTTGCAAACACCTTATTTAACCGAGCCTCAGGATCCCGAAACATTACGTCCCCACCTTTTCTTTGAATATCACCCGCTATTTCACTAAGTAAAACAGTTTTACCACAGCCGGAAGGCCCGAAGATTTCTACCATAATCCCTCCCGGCAACCCCCCACCTTTTACTCTTTTACCGGAAATTGCAAGATCCAATAACGTTGAGCCCGTGGAAATCATCACCTCCGTATTACCTTCCTTTTTACTTTTTTTCACGGGTCTTTCAGCGTGTGTTTTTACCTGCTCAGATAATTTACTACCTCTTTTCATTTGTCGCTAAATTCAAAGTTAAAAACTTCAACAATATCCTCCTCACAAATACCACTATTGGATAATAGGAGTATTTTAGATTTCTTATACTCATTCCAATTTGTCACAACACCATCTAATCGTAAGGTTTTAAATTCTATGAGGCAACGTTCTCGAACTTTTTTCAAAAGCGCTTCATGATTTGTTTTCTTTGAAAATTCTACAAGCCGTTTCTTAATTATCGCAGCCAATGATGTTTTTTCAGCCTCACGATATAGGCAGAGGCGGGAATGAATCCCGTCCTCTACATAGGTTGCCATGAAATGTTTTTTACTCATCATTTGATTCCTCCGTAGCCTTAGAACAAGCCTCCCAAATGTCACATTCATCACAATCTTCCTCATTGCCTTCTGCATCGCAATCTACTCCAAATGTGTGATTATAAGGGCACTTATCTTTTTTCTTTGTGTTTGCGTTGCCTGCTGATTTATTACGCTTAATTTTAGGCTTTTCTTCCTCTTCCTCGTCCTCGCCTAAATCCTCTTCTTCCTCTTGCTCCTCTTCCTCTTCTTCCTCCTCAGGTTCGGATACGTGTTTGGATTTTTTACGTTGTCGAGGTTTGGGTTTTTCTTCCTCTTCCTCCTCCTCGTCTAAATCCTCTTCGTCAACAGCTTCGTCATCAGATAAGGTGTCATCTTCAAGGAACATAGCTTCCAATTTCTTATAAGAAAGTTCTTTAAAACACGCATCTAAGGCAGGTACATCATCCAAAATAGAATCATCATAATCTTCATCACGTGCATCAAAATCAATTCTACCAACGTCCGCCCAAACATTCCCATTAAACACCTCTTTTGTAAAACGAATTTTCAAAGTGTAACCACCCGATAACGCCGGGAAATCCGCAAATTCCTCATTCTCGTCAATCTCATCGTTTAATTTGTCTTGAAACACGTAGGGAGATACATCCCATATATGTATTTCCTCTTCAAATTCCTTATCTTTTTTCGGAATCACAGCATATAATACCCTTTGTTTACAATTTAAGGCTTTTACATCGTCTTTGTCAGCCCCTTCGCTTCGCAGTTTCTCACGATATTCACAAACGGGGCATTTCTTACCAAAAGTTTTCAAACAAATTACGGAGTCATTGTCAATTCCGATATTGTTATGAACAAGGAAAGGCGCTTTGTACCAGATATCCCCTACCTGCAAATCGTCATCTAAATCCGCATGGTGTTTTGAGGAAATTACATAAGGAATAAAATCAAGGTACGCTCGTTTCCTGCCCTCACTTGGTTTCGGTTTATACATACTAACCCCTTTGGGTAGATTAAGATATCCAAAGCCCGTTTTTCTATCCTTTTGATTTTGGATGTCTTTTGTCACTTTCTTACGAAATGTGCTTTTTTTACTCGTTTTCTTTGCCATTTTTTTGGTTGTTTTTAAAATGATTATTCAGTGAATTTAATACTCCTGCTGTCAATGCCCAGCCTATCATATAGAAGGCGATAAAGCCTGCTAAGTATAGGCATACACCGGCTAAAATTTTCACAATTATTGTCATATTATTTACCTCTCTTCATTGCTTTTTTTGACGTACTTTCAGCACTTACATTCTTTTTCTTCCGCTCTTCCGATAAATTCCTTGGGATACTGGGTCCTGCAAAATATGATTGTCCGTGTAATTTCACCAATTCCTCTAAGGCAGATTTTTTGTGGTCGATTGATTGCACAGCGTGTTTAGCGTATTTTACCTCATATTCTAAATCCCGTACAAGCTCTAATTTCTCCCGGAAATCTTCTTGTAGTAGAATGGTATTCGTTACAACCGTTTCAGTCAATTTTACTGAAATATCAAAACTTTCTGGCGCATTTCTGATATCTCTATCAATTTCCGCCTTAACAACGTCAAGTTGATCTTGCATCCTATCCCGCCTGCTTTCCATTTCGGAAAGATTTTCTCCGTATTTTCTTCTCAAATCAGCTTGGATCAATAATTCATAATCCAGCGCACCTTCGTCAATTGTAACGTCCTGTTTGTAATTTAATTCTTTTTTCAATGTCATACTTTCGTTCTTAAAAATTCATACCATGCCTTAGTTATTACCACCCAATAGTGTAGGCCATCTTCCGTCTTATAAAACCAGAAGCCCATCGACATAATTGTCAACCAGTGCCCGTCTCCTTTTAAAAAGTCATCTAAGGTTGTAACGAGAGGTTCCATGGGAGCCTTCATTAAATTTTTCACAAACTTGTCTTTCACACCTTCTTTTTCAAGAAACTCAACAAAATATTCCTTCATTTTTGTTTCCGAAATTGTTTCTATTTCTTTGTGTTTTTTATCTTTTTTCATTTTTATCAATTTCATTTTTATCCCTCCTTATAAACCTGGTAACTATTATACACTAATTGCGGAAAACCGTTTGTAAAATTCGGCTCAATAAAACATTCTAACATTAGTCCCGCCCGCTCATTATCGCTTTTCAATAGAATTGATTGCGTGTAATGGATTACCAGCCTACGTATAGATTCTGGATTTTCTTCTTTTAAGCCTTGCAAGATGGCAGCGATTTTCCTCCAACTGCCACCGGGTTTAAGTAATTCCCGGGCAAGCTCTATGGCATCAATTTTGACCTGCTCGGCTTGCGCTGCCACTATCACTCTGTCCTCCTCTGATGCGGCTAAAACATTTTCCAAAGATGTTAAGCCATTTCGGGGGTGTCCTTGACTAGCAATCACTAAGGCATCAATGACCTCAACGGTAAGGCGTACACCCTCTTTTTTAGCCGTTTTTCGCAGGAGTTTACTCATCTCAATGTCTGACAACCTATTTAACTTTAAATGGCTGCATCTGCCCCTAATCGTAGGAATAAGCTGTTGGGGGTTAGTCGTTGCCAATATGAAAAAAGTATGATATGGTGGATCTTCCAATAGTTTTAATAAGGCATTTTGCGCATCCCCTGTTAGTTTGTGGCATTCATCTAATAAGTAAACTCTACGCCCACCACCCATAGGCTGGTATTGGCATTTCTTACGTAAATCCCTAACCATATCAATTCCCCGGAAATCTGCGGCATCTAACTCAATGTAATTCTGAGCATTTTTTACCAATAAATTTGCCAAAATTCTGCTAATTGTAGTCTTGCCACAACCAGTTTCCCCTGTTAATAACAAGGCGTGAGGCATGGTTTTATTTCCTTCTAGCTCATTCGAGATATATTTCTCAAGGATGCTAATCGTTTTTTGATTGCCTACCACCTCTGATAGTGTTGAGGGTCTGTGTTTCTGGTATAAACTCATAATTTCTTTTTATTAATATATTATACAATTTTTAATATTTTTCTAACGAATAATCAGCCTTTTCCGCCCAACTTGCATCCACGGGGCATAATTCCGCCTCAATTTGTAACGGTACAATAATCCAATCCCATGCCTTTGGTAAATCAATTGTCGTAATTCTTTTTATCATAACGCAAATCTCATCCAACTCGTCAGGGGCAACGTCTAAGATAATTGCATCATGGATTTGACCTATCACCTTGGTATCCATTCCCTTACTTTTCAATTCCTCAGACAATTGGATAAAGCTCCATAATAGGCAATGAAATGCAGCTCCCTGTATTGGGTAATTGATAATTTCATTTTGCCGCATATTACCAGAAACCCGAAACCCTGTTTTCATATCAAAGTAACCTCGCTTTTGGAAAGTGCGAATCCATTTTGTCTTCCATTGTTGATACACTTTAAATCTGTTATTCCAGAAATCCTCTTCTATAATTCTAAGATGCTCTACGAAGGCTTTAAAACTCCTTATGCCGTTATTTCTCATGTGGTCTGATATGAATGTTCCATCATTCATTTCTATACCTGTGTTAGGTTTCCAAGTCCCTGTACCGAGCTCTACCCATTGTCGTAAACCCTCAGCGTTATTCTTGTAATAATCACCGTAGAATTGTGGGAAGATAAATCCGTTCTTCGTTGCCGCTCTTAACATGTTATGACAGGTGGAATGTTTATCCCAATCTTTATCTGAAATAAAGAAAATTTGTTGCGCCAAATCGCCGTGCATATCATTGTGATTTGAGGTAAGATATTCCAGCATCACCGGGTCTTTGTGATAACATGCAGCTATTGATACCTCAAGTTTTGAGAAATCTGCTTCCATTAACTGATGCCCTTTTCTTGGAAAAATACTTCCTCTAACCGTCTGCATGGCTTGTTTATCTCGTTTCGGAATGTTTTGAAAATTAGGAGCATTGGAACTACTTCTATAAGTACGAACAGTATGTAGATTAAATCCTGGGTGCATGAACCCCCCGATCGCTTCTTTTTCAAAATTACGCAAATATGTCGCCTTTAATTTCTGTAACTTCTTAATCTCCAGTATCATATGTAATTCTGGTACATCTAACTGGAATAAAGAATTTTCATCTGTACTCCCTTTTCCCGAAGCTGTTAATTTCGGAGGGGTTAAGCCTAAATGATTATACAAGATGTCTGCCAATTGCGTACCACTCCCGGTGTTCATTTTCTCCCTGTATAGTTTCTTCCAATCCCTTATGAATTTACTTTTCTTTAATTTCTTTTCATAGCTTTCTATTTTGTTGTCAATTTCAATGTAGGTTTTATGAATGTAATCTGTGTCAATTCTCATCCCCTGCCACTCCGCTTCCGCGAAAGATAAAATACCTGTATGTACTAATTCGTAGGCAACCTGCTGCCCCTCCGTCATTTCCGTTCTCTGCTGGTTTTTGATGGTTTCCGTCCACATACAATCCAAAGCACAGTATTTCATTAAATCGTGCCGAATAGTCGTATCCTGCATGGCAAGCTCTATCCCATTAACTGAATTACTATCCTCCGCCTGTAGATGTTTTTCAATGTGTGAGCTGTAATCTGCTATTCCTAACCTGACATAGGTTTGAAATTTTAATCCGGTAATACCTACCCGATTGTCTATTATATGCTGTGCCTGCATTGTATCCCAATGCCACCCCTCTGTATGTACTCCTAATATAGTTTTGAACCACGTATGTTCAAACTTCATATTCTGAGCAGTTTTCTTAATAGCCGGATTACTTAGAACTTTTTTCATCAAATGTAACGCCTTACCTTTCGGTAAGGGCATCACATAAGCCCAATCATTGACGGCGAAACCAATAATCACAATCTTATGTCTGTCTGTGTTATATGGTTTTAATCCCGTTGTTTCAATGTCTGTAGTAAATTCCTTCTGTTCCCCCAACCATTTGAAAAATTGCACTTGCTCTTTGTGTTCCTCGATTATCTTATACCTGTTTTGTAATTGAGTGTAAGGTGGAATTTCTTCATTTCCAATCGCAAACGCCTGTTTTAATTGAATTTTCCAATTACGAAAAACATCCGAATAATTCTTCTGTTGGTTAATTTTATCATGTGATTGAAGCACTGATACCCAGCATCCTAAAGTTTGATCCGGTATGTTTATACCTTCAAACTTGGTTAAATCGGTGATATCTTTGTGATAATGTTCCTTGACAACTGAACGAAAGGCACTAATTCCAAGGCAGATGATATGTTTTGGTTTTATTTCTTTTATTTGTTTCTTCAAATTCTTGTTACAACAATCGTATTGAAGATTAGACACCTGTGTATGTGAGGGGCAGGCGTGAGCACTCATAAGCCATACGTCTTGTTCAACTATAATACCTAAATCGCTTAATATTTTCGTAAGGAATCTTCCATGTTTATCTGCCAGAAAATTGCCCTTGCTATGCGCCGTATGAGTTAACCTGTCTACTATGATTAAAATCCCCTTGCCGCCTTCACCTTGGGGCTGCCGTAGCGGGTTTTCAGTCAACAACCCACAGGAGGCGCATGATTTAATTTTTCTACCTTCTTTTGTCTTGTATTGATTACCATCGAAGAATCCTTTCATATGACTTGTTTCCTTTAATATTTCGGAGGTTCTATCCTAAATAGTATAAACATATACCTAAAAATAAAACCCCTGAAAAAGTACTTTAAAATAGCTTATTTAGTTTTATCGTTAATTAACCGGGCTATATCTAATAATATCCGTTGTATTTAAGTTTGCCTTAAAAAACTTATAGTATTCTTCGGTGCAGCTGCTTAATTCTATATAAGTTTTGTTTTCTTCTGGAAAAGTATGTATTGCCAAATGACTTTCTCCTAATAACCATAAAGCAGTATATCCTTCAGGTTCAAAATAATGCTCCTGAAAATTAAGTATTTCAAAACCACTTAATCCAAGTAAATCACTATAAAAATTTTTTAATTTGTCTGGGTTTGTTTCCTCCACCCATAGGCTGGTATTGTAAATCTTAGCTTCCATAATATTCATTCTTTGGTATTAAATCAGAAAAATTATTTTTTATTTTTTTTGGTTCTCCTTTATAGAATACTAATACGTTTTGGTGTCTTCTACCTATTTTACGCCCAGCATTCATCACCTTACCAGCTCTTAGTGGTAACGTTCCAACACTATTTATAAGCACTATATCGTTGTAATATATAAATCCAGCATCTACCATTATGTTAATCGTGTTTGGTACAAGTTTTATGTACCCCCCTTTCTTATTTCTAATTTCACTAGTTACTATTACTGCAAATCTATTATTTTTTAATTTATTAAACGAATTTTGCAACACTTTTTTATAGATTTTAAAAAAATCTTCATGACTCATTGTACTTAAATCCTCTGGTAAATCACTGTAAACTTCTAAATCGGCATATGGGGGGCAGCTAAAAATAAAATCCTTGCTGTTATTTTCAATATAATTATCCATATTTTCAGCAGTATCACAAATATATTTGCAATCTAATTTTTCTCTATCACATTGTATTTGATTGAATTCTACCTGTTCTTTTCTTAATTCTATCCCTTCAAAAGGTCTCTTTAAATATCCACTAACAAACCCAAAAATAGTATCCCCTGCAAAGGGGTCAAACGTTTTAAATCCTTCCTCCGTAAACCAATTTATCATTAATTCAGCTAATGCGCTGTCTAAAATACTTGCACCGTTAATTTTATTCATAATACTCGTTTCACCAGCTAAAACATTTTCTCTTGTTTGCCCATTATCCTTAATTAATGCGTTCCATACTCTCTTTCTCATTTGCCAGCCTTTCTCAACTGTGTTTAATATTGAAAATGGTGCTACCCCAAAATAATCACTCATTATTCTTTTTTCGTTGAAAATAGGGTTCCCGAACAAATCAATAACTACATTTTCTTTGTTTTTTTCAAAACCATTTTTGTCGTCTCTCATTTTAAAATATTTTTATGACCATATAATAGAAAAATAAAACCCCTGAAAAAGTACTTTAAAATAGCTTATTTAGTATGCCTCTTCAACACCGTAAGATACTTCCAATTTTCTGTTTTGAAAAATAAAGCCTCTGAAGTTTTGATAAATGTTAGATTCTGTCGAAGTATATAGCGCAGTAAAGAAGGTGTAACCCCGAATTGCATTTCCTCTCCCTTATATTCTGTCGGCAGTACTTCCCTATACCAGCCGAACTCTCCGGAACTTTCCATAGTCATTTTCCCCGGTTTAAATATGATGTCCACCTGAGAATCTATTTCAGAATCAGCCTTCCCAAAGACCTCTGCGGACTCAAGTGCTTCTATTACATCAGTTGGAAATACATTTTCCACGCCATCAACGTTTAATAGAGGGGAAGTTTTTGGAAAATTTTCCGCACCCTCAATTAATCTGGCGGAACAAATTATTCCATCTTCATTTTTAAAATGTATCCACCCCTCAGATATAGCGAAATGGGTTGGGGAAATAGAACAAATTGCTCTTACATATTCACCAGGCAAAAGTACATTTTCTTTGAAATTAGTCTTTACGGCATATTGTGCGATACGATATCTGTCTGTAGATTCAAGACCTTCTGCTGTGATATGTACGGCTGTTAGAATTGGTGACGACATATCTTTACTACAGACAGGGGCACAAAATTTCAGAGCCTTAATAAAAGCCTCGGAAAGTTTTGTAAATTTTACCGGAATCTCCACCTCTGAAAAAGGTAGTTTGATTTCCGTAGCTAATTTTAAGCCTGCTCGTTTCTTACCCGCTTTCAACTGTAATTCCTCATCCTTAATCATTACAACGACTTCATCAGTCGTAAACCGATTGATTATTTGATAAAATTGCTCCGCCTGTACGGCACCTGTCAATTCCTCTAATCCCTCAACAGGGGCTCGGAAGCATAGTTCGTCATTGAAAGTAACTACACTGCCTTCTGAGAAAGCGAATGAGGTACTTTGTTCGATCATCTCCTTAGTCGCTAATCCGGGACGGATCATTTCTAAGGTTTCCTTTAATTTACTTGTCTGTATTTTCATTTTCTTTAAGTTTTTTTGTGGTTTTCATTTAAAATTAATGGTGTGCAAGCATTCCAATCAATACGATGATGTAATCGCATATCACTACAACCCATAAGCCATATGCTTGTACAACTGGGGGCAACCATCACCGTATAAAATGATTTTACATATGTTCCTGAATTTAGGTAACATTCAGTCAATCCACCAGGGGTTTTCTGTGTAGTGGATTGCTCCAATCTTATCCACGCAGGTGTGAAGTATATATCACCACGAGGCCCACCTTCAGTATAGGTATTTACATCCTCATTTATTCTGCCAAGAAATTTAAAAGGTCGCTTCGTTGATAAAAAGAATGCATTCATTGCTTTTCTTTTTAATACATGTTTCCACATGCTTGAAGAGGGGCCACCTATAAAGTCACCCCCCTGTGCAAACGCAACTGCCTTTACTGATTGTGGTAGGGATTTATAGAAAGTCATATAATAATCAAAAATATTATCTAAGTTAATGATTTTCGAGTGTTTTGTGAGATACTCAAATTTATGGTTATTGGCATGCCTAAATGAGCTATAATCATCGTCAAGTGTAATGAAATACGTATATCCTAAATTTTTTGCAATATCAAAACAGGCATTTCTTGCAAAAACAACAACGTTCATAGCTTCAAAATTATCACCTATGTCAAACGTACCCTTATAATCATTTTTATCAAACACAATTACATTTTCATATAATTTTTGATACATAGGAAGTGTTTTATCATCAGTTGAGCACACCAAATAAATTTTACCAGTATAACCACTATTACGTAGAGCGTTAATGGTAATAACGTTATTTGGTCTCCCAAATGAAAAAATAAATACAGCGTAATTTTCGTTATTTTTCATCATCTGGATAGTCATTTTTATACTGCTTTGCAACGTCTTCTGAAAGTCTACCAAAACCTTGTTCAATAGCCTTATCAAAATCAATTATTACAAGTGCAGAATCCTCCATTAATTCCTGAATTTCTTTCGTTGCATGTGAATAATAATCTGCAATCAAAGAGTAATTAAAAACCCTGTGCCTTGCGGCTGCCTTCAATAAAAAAGATTTATCCTTATCCGAAATTTCAAATTTATTAATTTTACGAACAATTTCCCGATATCTCCTTTCATCCACTAATTCGGAAATTCTGGGTTTCCGATTATGTGGGGTATAAATTGGAATCTTTACCTTTGTGGAGTATTGTGTCTTCAATTTATTTTCAATAATAGGTAATCCAAAATCAAACTGTTGCATAAATACTTATTTTTTTGAATTTAAAATCACAGCTGTGGGACGTTTGTGGTAAATTTTTCCATCAACTTTTATTTGAATGTATTCTTTGTTTGCTCTTTTCTCAAAGAAAATTTTGGTAACATCCCCTGATAAATTTGTATCAAGACGTAAGCGTTTAGCTGGTTCAAATTCAACAATACTACCAATAACAATTTTTGGATTATCTTTACTTTTCTCATAGTAAATTTTTCCCTTTGCCGTACTTTTCTTCCCATCATCTTTTTTCGTTTCCTGCGCTTTCGGCATTTCTGGCATTTCTTCCTCAGAGTCCGCAACCTCTTTTTTAGCTGGTTTGGGAGCTTCATGTGCTTGTTTTCCTTTTGTAGCAGGCTTCCCAGTTTTCGGGGCTTCTTTTTTAACCTCCTCAACCTCTTCGGTTTCCACAGTTTCTTCAACCTCTTCCTCCGAATCGTGAATACCCTGCTGTTTAAGGGATTTTAAGGCTTCATCCGAAAACAATTCTGGATTATAATCAAACAATTTACGCATCACAACGAGTGTTCCCGGTTTAAAGGTATCCTCAGGAGTGATAAATTCACATGCTTCTGCGATTTTCGTTACCACCTCTTCGACATCTTTAGAATCAACAGGGATCGCAGGCTCTAACTCCATGACTTTCGTCAAATCTTTTCCGGCACTAATGAGTGCTAATCTTTTCGGTAAATTTTCCATAATTTCTATGTTTTTAGTTATTATACAATTTTTAGATTTTTGTTCTTTTTTGATTGCAAGGATTCCACTGCCTACGCAATTGACCTCGCTGAAACCGTCATTCCCTTAAGGCTTTTAATCAAGCCATCTAATTCTTCTTTTGATAATAGAAATGACGCAAGCTGTTCCTCCTCAAAAGTGATATCTAATCTCAGATAACCATCTTTGTTCAAGAAAAAATTAAATTCTTCTCTCGCATTATTTTTAAATTTATAATTCATAATTTTAGTTTTGTGCGGGTCTTATGGCTGCCCGCTGGTTAATATTTATAATTTTGGATATACATTGCGTGTGTAAATTGTCTTATACAATTCAAAAGACCCTCTCGCCTTATCACACAAGAAAGGTTCATTGAAATTGATGCAAGTTAAGTCATTTCGCATACCCAATACCAACTCATCTGCCCCAACCTTTTGATAATCAGCAGAAATTAATGTAAAAAGTTCCATACAGGAATCTTTAATTGTTTTGCGCCCGTCTGTATTTGTCTCATCAGCATTGATAACGCTTAAATTAAGTTCTGTAATTCTGTCTAAAGTTTTCATAACATTTTAGTTTTTTAGTTGTTTGGCAATATTGCCGTTTGTTTGTATTACTAATATACTGCACGATTGTACATATTCCAAATAAAACAGCAATTATTTTACATCCGTAACGCATTGATATATTGCAAATTAACAAAAAACTTTTGTTTTTTATGAAATTATTGCTGAAAATGACACAAAAAAACGTCGTATTTTTCGGGATTGTTGAAAAAAGTGAGTTAATAGACCTGCTGAATCGAATGATTAAGTGCGCTTTGAACGGCGTATCTAATTGCATCAATCGCATGATTATATAAATCGACAGGAATTTCTTTTGATTTATTAGCCCACACATAATTATTTAACTCTTTTCCTATATCCGTACTTTCCTGCTCAACTAT